TGAAATTCGTAATGATAAAGAAACTGCAGATAACAGTGAGGATATAAAATGAAAGTAGCAATCAATCGTTGTTTTGGTGGATTTGGTTTGAGTGAACCCGCATTCGAGAAACTACTAGAGCGTAAGGGCATCGCCTTTGAAAAAGAAGATGGTGAAAGTAAATTCATTGGTGCTTCATACTACAAAGAAGGTATGTGTGGAGATGCAGAAGGATATCTGGCTCAATATGAGTTCTATGAAGATCGTTCTGATTCAGATTTGATTGCTGTAATTGAAGAGTTTAAAGAAGCATCAAATAGTTGGGCAGCAGATATTGCCATTGTAGAAATTCCTGATGGTGTTGAGTGGCACATTAGTGAATACGATGGACTTGAACATGTGGCAGAAAATCACAGAACTTGGTATGGAGATTAATTGATGATTCTGGAAACAATGGTAAGACCTAAAAGGTATTTTGATGTTAATGATAAAAAAGACATTAATGCCGCAAAAGACTTTTTTGCCAACCATAGATGGACTGGTGGATGTCCATTCATTCTAGAATATCCATATCTCACAGTGCCTGATATGTTACGTGATAAACTCATACACAAAGCACTTGGTATAAAATACGATCGTCGTCATCACTGGAATTATAAACATGGAAAATGAAACAGAATATGATGCCTTTGTGCATCGAATGGAAACTGAATATCCTAAGATGTTTTCTGAACCATATGGTGGCTTTGCCATCAGTGAAGGATGGTGGGTAATCATTGAACGTCTTTGCGCTAACATCCAACATCACTTAGACTGGAAGAACAAAGAAACCGAAGTTGTTCCACAAGTAGTTGTCCGCCAAATTAAAGAAAAGTTTGGTGGACTACGTTTCTACTATGATGGTGGAGATGACGAGATTCAAGGCATGGTAAGAATGGCAGAATCGTGGGCAGGTATTAGTTGCGAGACTTGTGGTGAACGTGGCAACCGCAGAGATGGTGGGTGGATTCGTACTCTGTGTGATAAACATGAAGCACTTTATCAAGTGTCTAAAGGAAATTATAATGTCTGAATATATCCCAGACAAGTGGTTGATGGTGAAAATATCCAGTGATAAGTTTCCCTGCGTATATAAAATATTCGCCACTTGGTATGGAGGTTGGGCAGGTTCCGATTCTTGGAAACTAAACAGTGGAGTTACGAAGGTAACTCTGGATGAAAATGTATATTCATTCGAGGGTAGTTCTGGTTCAGTATACCAATGCCATAAAGACACATATGGTTCTAACATGTATGGCTCTTCTGTGCTCAATAACATGATTGACACTGCCACAAAGAATGGGATTTCGATAGAGATCCTACCCGAAGAAACTAATTTTATGGAGTTGAATTATGAGTAAGTTTGTATTGGTTGAAACAATTTCTCAATTTCGTGAGCGATATGTAATTGAAGTTCCTGACACGCATAATGATGGTGAGTATCCATGCAGTGCTATTCAGTGGGCAGAAGATACTGTTACTATGGAAGAGATGAAAGAGTTTTCTCAAAAGTGGCTTGGTGAAGTAATTACTAGTTCACGTGAAGTTACTCAAGAAGAAATTCTCAAATTGTGCGATGTCGATAATGACTATTGTAAAACATGGGATGATGCTAAGAAACTTGAAGTCTTTGTAACTGAACATGGATATAAAAGGGACTATTAATGTTTATCTTTGACATAGAGACACTAGGTGTTGAGTCCAATGCTGTCGTTTTATCGGCAGCATTAATCCATTTTGAGCCATCTGAAAAACCTACCTATCAGAATCTGCTAGATAATGCATGCTTTGTTAAATTCAATGCCAAAGATCAGATTGAAAGACTGAAGCGTACCATAGATCTTGGTACATTGGAGTGGTGGAAGAATCAACATTCTTATACACGAACTGTCTCATTTGAAGTTAGCAGTGATGATTTAACTCCTGAAGAAGGAATCACCAGATTGCACAACTACATGAACCAGTTTAAAAATCCAGCCCATCAAACTATGTGGGCACGAGGATCTCTAGATCAGATGGCAATTGATTCACTTGCCAAAAAACTTGACATGCATTCTATCACAGACTATAATATGTGGAGAGATGTACGAACTGCAGTTGATATGCTTTACGGAACATCCAATGGATATACTGACGTGGTGCATCCTGATTTCAAACGCCATGAAGTAATTAAACATCACCCAGTGCATGATTGTGCTCTGGATGCGATGCAACTAATGTATGGAAAACAAGTTTAATGCAATTTTACACAAACGTCTTCCCTTACGGCAATCGTATGCTTGTCCGTGGGTATGAAAACGGAAAGCCATTCTCACACAAACTTGACTACTACCCAACTCTTTACGTCAACTCCAAGAAAGAAGATAGTGAGTGGCGTACATTGGATGGTGCCATTGTTGATGAGATGAAACCTGGACTGATTAAAGACACACGTGAGTTTGTTAAGCGTTACGAAGAAGTGCAGGGTTTTGACATTTATGGTAATACCAATTATGTGTGTCAATACATCAGTGACAATTATGACTATGATGTTCGCTTTGATATGGAACAGATTAAAGTCTGCACAATTGACATTGAGACTGCCACTGAATATGGTTTCCCAGATATCAAAGCTGCCAATGAAGAAGTTCTATTGATCACTGTCAAGGATCTGGCTTCCAAACAAATCGTGACATTTGGCTCACATGCGTTCGTTCACAATCGTGATAATGTAGTATACAAACACTGCAACAACGAACAACATCTTCTCAAAGAGTTCATGATCTGGTGGCAAGGCAACTACCCTGATATCATTACTGGTTGGAACACTGACTTCTTCGATATGCCATATTTGGTTCGACGCATTCAACGAGAGTTGGGTGACACATTTGCCAACAAGATGAGTCCATGGGGAGTTATCAATGAGCGCAAGACATTCATTAAAGGCAACGAAGAAATCCACTATGACATTCATGGTATTAGTCAGCTAGATTATCTACAACTCTACAAGAAGTTTACTTACTCGAAGCAAGAGTCATATCGTCTTGACTACATTGCTGAGCAAGAGTTGGGTGATAAGAAGAAAGAGAATCCAGGAGAATCTTTCAAAGACTTCTACACGAATCACTGGCAGGAGTTTGTTGAGTACAACATTCAAGACGTTGAACTTGTCGACCGCATGGAAGATAAGATGCGTCTCATTGAGTTGTGTTTGACCATGGCATACAATGCTAAGATCAATTATGAAGATGTATTCTCGCAAGTACGTATGTGGGATGCCATCATTTACAATCACCTGCGGGAGCGTAAGATTGTAATTCCAGCAAAGGGATTCTCTTCTAAGGCAGAGCAGTTTGAAGGTGCGTATGTTAAAGATCCAATCATTGGTCAGCACAAGTGGCTTGCCTCGTTTGACTTGAACTCTCTGTATCCTCACTTGATTATGCAGTATAACATCAGTCCAGAAACATTGACTTCTGAAAAGATTCCATGCAATGTCGAGAAACTTTTGACACAAGAAGTTGATACTAGCTATGCGCATCGTCGTGACTTATCGATGACTGCAAATGGTTGGTGTTATCGTAAAGATGTCAAAGGGTTCATGCCTGAGCTAATGGAAAAGATGTACAAAGATCGTTCCAAGTTCAAGAAACAAATGCTTGCCATTGAACAAGAGTATCAGAATGATAAAACCAAAGTTAGTTTATTGAAGGAAATTAGCCGACTGAATAATCTTCAGATGGCTATGAAGATTGCACTAAACTCTGCCTATGGTGCCATGGGTAATCAGTATTTCCGATACTTTGATATCCGTATGGCTGAAGGTATTACAACTTCTGGTCAGTTATCCATTCGTTGGATGGCTAACAAGTTGAATGTCTTTATGAACAAGACGCTAAAGACTACTGATGTTGATTATGTTGTTGCCATTGATACTGACTCGATTTATCTTACACTTGAGGTATTGATTGAACGTGTTTGTGTGGGTAAAACTACCGAGCAGAAAATCAAGACCATGGATAAGATTTGTGAGGAAGTTCTGCAGCCATTCATTGATACAGGTTATCAAGAGTTGGCAAAGTACATGAATGCGTATTCGCAAAAGATGGTCATGAAGCGAGAAGTTCTAGCCGACAAAGCCATCTGGACTGCCAAGAAGCGATATATTCTTAATGTGCACAACTCAGAGGGTGTTCAGTTTGCCAAACCTAAGCTGAAGGTTATGGGTTTGGAGATGGTCAAGTCTTCAACTCCTGCAGTCATTCGTGACAAGCTGAAAGAATCCATCATGGTTATCCTTGAAGGTAGTCAAGAGAATTTACACAAGTTCGTTGGAGAGTTCCGTAAAGAGTTTAATAAACTGCCTGTTGAAGAGATTGCATTCCCACGTGGTGTTAATGGCATGAACACTTACAAAGGTTCACCAATCTATACTAAAGGTACACCGATTCATGTTCGTGGTTCTTTGCTGTTCAATCATCACTGTAAGCGTTTGGCACTTGAGAAGAAGTATCAAGCAATTAAAGATGGTGATAAGATCAAGTTCGTTTATGTCAAGAAACCCAATCCATTCCAAGAAGACGTTATTGCATTTCCTCAAGAACTACCTAAAGAATTCGGCATACATAGTTATGTAGATTACGATTTACAGTTCGAGAAAGTTTTCCTCGATGCGCTTCAAACAGTTATTGAACCGCTGGGTTGGAAGACTGAAGAACAAAGTTCATTGGAGGATTTCTTTGGATAATATTAAAGTGCTAGAGACAGGCATAGATGTCTCAAAAGTTCTTGAACAACTTAAAAAGTATCCTGAAGACTGGGGTGCTCAGAAAAACATTGAAGGTGTTTCTGATCTAGTTACAGAACATGGGTTTCCAAAAATACAAGCTGGTGTTTTACAACTTGTAATGGGTGGTATTGAAGAACAAGGACAGTATGTTGGAGATACAGAAATTTGTATTCCAACACCAGCATTGGATCATCATACTGAGATTTTGAAAATACTTGGTAGCTATTTTCGTACAGTTAGTCGTTGTGGATTTCTATCACTTCCAGTTGGTGGAACTGTTGGCAAACATATTGACATTGGTAGTTACTATAAATCTAGAGATCGTTATCATCTATCCATTCAAGGAAGATATAGATACTT